CAATTCGTCGAGACGCTTTGCCGCGTCCCGTCTCGAGACGGTGGACCGGCCGAGCCCATGCGGTTGATCGAGTGGCAGAGGGAGCGAGTCATCCGGCCCCTGTTCGGCTGGAAGCGGGAGGACGGTCGGCTCCGCTACCGCCGCGGCTGCGTGTTCGTCCCGAAGAAAAACGGGAAGAGTTTCCTGATGGCGGCGGTGGCCCAGTACCTCCTCTGTGGCCATGCCCCGATCTCCGACGTTTACCTCGCCGCCGTCGACCGGCTCCAGGCCCGAGAGATCTACCGCGTGGTGGCGAAGTTCGTCGCCGCATCCCCGCAGCTGTCGAAGCTCCTCGAGGTGATCGACTCAAAGTCCCTGATCAGGAACCGCGATCACGGGAACGTCTTGAGGTGTTTGAGCGCTGACGCCTACCGGAACGAGGGACTGAACGGCAGCGTGATCATCGACGAGATCCACGCCCACAAGTCCGATCAACTGATCTCGGCCCTGACTTACGCCACGCGAGCCACGCCGAATGGTCTGATCCTCGCGATCTCCACCGCGGGGGACAACCGGAACAGCGTGGGCTACCAGTGGTGGCGAGACGCCGAGCTCGTCCTGGCCGACCCAAAGTCCAACCCGTCTTTCATGGGAGTGATCTACGCGGCCGACCCCGAGGATCCGCGAGGGTTCGGGGATCCCGCCGTGTGGCGCGAGGCCAACCCGTCGATGGGTGTCACGTTCCAAGAGGACGAGTTCGCGGCCGACTACCAGGACGCCTTGACCGACCCGCGGAAGATGGGCCGCTGGCTCCGTTATTCCTTGAACTGCTGGACGGAGAAAGATGCCAGATGGTGGCACGGGGACGAGTTCACCAAATGCCAAGCCGATCCGGTCGAGCCCCTCGAGGGCCGCTCCTGTTGGGTCGGGCTCGACCTCGCTGATCACGACGATCTGACGGCGGCCGTCTTCCTGTTCCGATCCGCCGACGGCAGCTTCGACGCCGAGCTCCTGGCGTGGGTTCCCGAGGAAGGGATGATCGAGCGGGAGAAGCGGGACAACGTCCCTTATTCCTCCTGGGTCCGGGATGGCTGGCTCCGCGTGACCGAGGGGAGCCGGATCGACCAGGAGCGAGTCCATTCCGACATCATGGCTTTCCTCGAGGGCCACGAGTGCCGCGGGGTCGGCGGTGACCCGTGGCACCTCGACTGGATCGCCACGCGGATGCAGGCCGACGGGCTCGATGTCCACAAGGTCAGGCAGTCGATCGGCTACCTGACCGGCCCCGCCAAAATGCTCGAAGACCTCGTGAAGACCGGCCGACTGCGTTACCGATCCCCGATCATGTCCTGGGCATCGAATAACGTCTGTATCTGGGAGGACATGAACGGCAACATCCGCCCCGACAAAGCGAAGAGTTCCGAGAAGGTCGACCCCATCTTCGCCTTGATCAACGCCCTCGCCCTGGCCTCGACCGACGCCGAGCCCGAGGGCGGGACGTTCGCTCTCACTGCCCTGTAACTTCACCGCCACGGGCTCCCCCTGTCCGATGGCGGCATGGGACTATTCGACCTCATTCCGTTCGCGCGATCCCGGCCCCAGCCCACGCCCCCGGCGGTGGAGCTGCGCGGCCTGTCCGATGGCTCCGGGCCCTGGTCGGCGTGGATCTCGCCCGACGCGGTGACGCCCGAGGTCGCCGTCCGCACCACGGCCATTCTGTCGTGTGTCCGGTTCCTGAGTCAGGCCGTCGCCTCGATGCCACCGCGGGTGATCCGCACCACGCCCGACGGGCGGAAGTCTGCGGCCGTCGACCTCCCCTGCTATTCCGTCCTGACCGATCGTCCCAACTCGACCCAGTCGCTCTACGAATGGATCGAATCGACGATCTATCACACCGCCCTCTGGGGGAACGGTTACTCCCGCATCGTCCCCGGTGTCGACGGTGGCTTCTGTTCCGCCCTCGAGCTCCTCCACCCGAGCCGGATGGACCCGCGGCGGATGAGCGACGGTTCGATCGGCTACCGCTACCTGTACCCCAACGGCTCCGGGCCGCAGGGCCAGACCGGCTGGGTGAACTTCAGCCAGGACGAGATCCTCCACGTTCGCTGGATTTCGGATAACGGGATCCGGGGCTTGGTTCCCTCGACCTTGTGCAACACGAGCGTTGCCCTCGCGCGGGAGCTCGACATCGCGGCCCGGGCATTTTGGAGCAACGGCGCGCGGCCCGACATCGTCATCGAGACCGAAGAGGCCCTGAACCAGCCGGCCATCGACGCCTTCCGTCAGCAGTGGCGGGAGATCTACGGCGGCTCCAGGAACCGTGGCGGGGCCGCGATCCTGCCGAAGAAATCCAAGCTGGTCGCGATCGAGAGCAACTCCAACGAGGCCTCGGAGTTCAGCCAACTGCGGCGGGATGTGACCGCGGAATGCGCCACGATCTACGGCGTTCCCGGCTCCCTTGTCGGAGTCAGGGAGGCGATGAAATACGCCACCACGGAGCAAGAGCATCTGTCGGCCCAGGTGTGGTGCCTGACCCCGTGGGAGATGCGTCTCGAAGGAGCGGTGAACCGCACCATCCTTTCCCCTGTGGTCAGCGGCCCGCAGTACGCCGGCTGCAAATATCGGGTGGACAATCGCGGTCTCCTCCGCGGTGACAGCGCCGCCCGCGGGGCCCTGTATGACGTCCTCGCCAAGTGGGGCGCGATGACCCCGGCGGAGATGCGTGACCTCGAGGACTTCCCCGAGCTCGACGAGCCCGCCGCGAAGGAAACCTACATCCAGAGCGGCTTCGTCCCGCTCCGTGAGGCAGCCGACTCTTCGCTCTCCGAGGCCCAGGTGTCGTCGCTCCTGGCCGTCCTGGCTGCCGTGTCCGCGGGGACGCTGGCCGCCCCTGCGGCCGAGGCCGTTATCGCCGCCGCCTATCCGACTCTTTCCGAGTCCGCTGCCACGATCGTCGCCGGCGCAAGGGGGACCACATGAGCATCGAATACCGCACGCACGACGAGGCTGGCGACGAGATCGAGACCCGCTTCCTGGTTGCCGACCTGGCCCCGGTCGGCGTGGAAGAGCGCGAGGACGGCCCGCCGACGATCTCTGGCATGGCTCCCCCGTGGGACTCCTGGTCGGAGGATCTCGGCTTCCGGGAGAAGTTCGACCGCGGGGCGTTCACCGACGTCCTCAAGAGCCGATCCCTCGATGTCGTCCTCGCGTGGAACCACGACGAGTCCTTCCCCCTCGGACGGACGAAAAACAAGACGCTCGACCTGTCCGAAGGGGACAAGGGGCTCGACTATCGAGGCCGACCGCCCCAGCCCTCGGGCCGTGTCGACGAGTACCTGACGCTGATCCGGGGCGGATACGTCGCTGGCAGTTCGTTCGCCTTCACGGTCCGGGCCGACCCGAAGCACGAGACATGGGCCACCGATGAGCGTGGCAACATCACCCGCACCATCCACCGGGTGTCGGGCCTGTACGACGTTTCGGTCGTGACCCGCCCGGCCTACTCCCGGTCCACCGTCGCCCTCCGTCGGCGTGACCTGTTCGCCGCCGCCAACCTCACCGAGGCCGAGCGCCGGCAGATCGTCGAGCGTGAGGCCGACGACCAGGCCGACGCGATCCGCAAGGCCGCCGCCGATCGGAAGAAGCTCGACGCGCTGATCGGGGCCCGAGCGGCTTCCGCCCTCGCGAGGATGAAAGCCAATGGGCTCTGACCACCGCTGCCGGTGTGGTGAACGGATGAAGATCCGCACCTCGAAGCGGAGCGGGGATTCCGCGGTTCAGTATCTGCGATGCACCTGCGGGGCAGCGGCCCGCGTGGCTGTTCCGGCCCGAGACCTGTGGAGACGCAAGAGATGAACCCGGAACAGAAGCTCACCGCCGCCTGTCTGGCATTCGTGGCAAGCGCCCGGCTGAAGTCTGCCAACGGCCTGACCGTGGCGGAGTTCGGCTCCCTCGTGGTCGAGCTCCTCCGCCTGGCCGTGACCGGCCTCGAGGAGATCCCGGCCGATGGCCCGGCGAAGAAGGCCTGGGCCCTCGGTGCGATCGGCAACCTGTTCGACGCCGTTGCCGGCTTCGCGGTCCCTCTCTACCTCCAGCCCTTCTGGATCCTGGCCCGGCCTGCGGTTCGGGCCCTGGTGTTGGCCGCTGCTGGCGGGGCGCTCGAGCAGATCCTCGCCCTGACCCGCGCCGCCGCCCCGGAGCCGACCGCATGATCCCGCCGCTCTGGATGCTTGCCGCCGCCGCCGCGGTGGCCTACCTCGTGTGGAACCGCCCCGCCGCCCCGGCGGGGCTGCCGCCGCTGTCGCCGCTCCCGGCACCGTTGGTGCCCCTTGCCGCCCCGTCGTCCGGCCCGCACCCGCTCACGCTCCTGGCGATCCTCGCCGCCGGGGCGATGATCGCATTCTCGATTCGGGAAAATGGAACGCCCGCCCCCGCCCCCGCCCCCGCGCCGGTCGTCGGGCTCGATCTCCGAGGACTCTTCCGCGGTGAGGAGGCCAGCCAGGACGCCACGACTACGGCCGCCCTCCTCGATGAATTGGCTTCCCAGATCGAGTGGGATGGCCAGCAGGCCGAGCCCCGGCTCCGCACCGGGGCCGCCTTCGACGATCTCCGCAGATCGGCCCGCGAGCTCCGCACCCGTGGCGTCTCGCTCGGGGCCCGGCAGCCAGCCGTCCGTGACTCGATAAAAGCCTTCCTCGACGCCCAGGTGGGCACCGATGGCGGGCCGGTGGACGCCGGCAAGCGGGCCGGCTGGGTCGCTGCGTTTCGCTCCGTCGCCCAGGCCGCGGCGGAGGCCAGCCGATGACGCAACGGAAGCAGATCTGGACGATGTCCGCGGTCGGCTTCGTGATCGTCGCCGCCATGCTGGGGGCGCTCGTCGAGCGGCTGACCAACCACATCGCTGACCGCGTCGAATCCAGGTTCGGCTACCAGCCAGACCCGGAGGGGACGCGCGAGTTCCTCTCGGAGCTCGAGCGCCCGACGTTCGCCGCCGCTGCCGGCGAGGCGATGGCCGAGGCGAAGGGTGTGGACACGTTCCTCTATCGCCATGTCCAGAAGGCTCACCAGTCGTTCTACGGCCTCCCGTGGAAGTGCTGGGACCAAGGCGACCACGGATCCTGTGTCTCGTTCGCATTCGCCCTCGGGGCATACACGGGGCAATCGGTGGACTTCGTCGAGGGGCGCATGGCCCGCCCGCCGCCGCAGGTTGCGACCGAGCCGATCTATGGGGGATCGAGAACGGCCGCGCGACTCCCGCCGATCGCCAGGAACAACGGGCTCGACGGCTCCTACGGTGGCGCTGCCGCCCGGTGGATTTCCGGAAAGTGCAAAGACCCGACCATCGGCGGCATCCTCTACCGCGAGAAGTACGGCTCCGTCGATCTCACGACCTACTCGATCCCTCGGTCGATCGAGTGGGGCCGGGACGGTGTGCCGCTCGCTCTCGCCCGCGAGGCCAACCAACACAAGGCCGTCGCCGTCGCTCAGGTCCGCACCTGGGACGAATTGTGCGCGTCGATAGAGCGGGGCTCGCCGGTCGTCCTCTGCTCAAACGTCGGCTATGGACGGGCCGACAACACGATGCCCATCCGTGATGCCGACGGCTTCCTGCCGCGAGGGAAGGCGTGGGGCCACGCGATGCTCTGTTGGGCCGTGAGGCACCAGAAGAACGGCTCCCCTCGAGACGGCGGGCTCATTCAAAACAGCTGGTCAGATCGCTGGTGCCGGGGGCCACGTTGGCCAGATGACCAGCCGGACGGCTCGTTCTGGGCCTCCCGCGAGAACATCCAAGCCGCGCTCGACCAGGGCGACTGCTTCGCCATCGGTGGCGTCGACGGATTCCAGTGGCGCGTCCTTGACCACGGCAACTGGTTCGAGCCAGCCCCGGCCGTGATGCTCCCTGAAAGCCTTGTCGGCCGCCTGACCGCAGACCATATCGTCCCCCGTGGCACCTTCACTCTCGCCCCGTGAGCCAAGCATGACCCTCGACCGCAAGCTCGTCGCCGTCGTCCTCGTCGCCCTGGTCGTCGGCTGGTGGCTCGGCTCCAGCCCGTCGTCACCGATCAACCCCACGCCCCAGCGGCCGGTCTTGCACGCGCTCGCCAAGCTGACCCGCACAGCGGCGCGCCTCGGGCTGTGGATGGCGTTCGCTGCCGAGGCCACGCCACGGCAGGAGCCCCAGCAAATTGTCAGGAGCCCGGCGGTCGATGCCGACGGGCATCGTGTCGTTGATCACGGGGAGGGCTGGTGATGAAACGAGACATGGAGTGGATCGGCGCGATCGTCGTCGCCTTCGTTGCGGTGTCTCTGTTGCTCGGCGGAGCGGCAGCCTTTGGGCTATTCCCCTTCCAACAGCGAATCAGGCTCAGCGCCGCCATCGATCGGATCGACAAGATCGAATCGCAACTCGCCGCGAATGAAGAACGGCTCAGGTCGGCGGGGCTTATCCCCAGGGCACTGGCTGCTCTCGACCGCAGGGTTTCCGATCTCGATACGCGAGTCCGCTATCCGCGCTACGCCAAGCACTACGACGGTTGCGCGCAATGCCGCGGCGATGTGCCCAACGAAGAAGGCGGCCCGCCGTCACTGTGCGAGGAAGGCTTCGAGGTCTGGAAATCGGATATGCGGGCAGAGAAGGAGCGGCGATCGCCCGCCCCGGAGAAGCCTGCCGATGAAGGCGCAACCCGATGACCCTCTACCGCTCACTCCTCGCCCTGTTGGCCAGCCTCTCCGCCGACCCGCAGGAGATCGACCGCGAGCCCCCACGCGCCGCCGCGGCCGTCGCCGCAGCGTATGCCAGCCTCG